TCTGCTCCTACAACTGGCAATACAAGTTCAATTGATGCTTACACTTATGTTATTTTTAAAACAGGAAGTGCAACATTTACTGTGTTTGCTTCCCAAACAAAATTTGCGTAAGGGTATAAATGCCACGCTTATCTAAAATTGGTGCAGCAGCACTTGGAGCATTTGGATGGACAGGTGGATTTACACCTATTACTGCTACTGGTGGAACTACATCTATAGTTGGTCAATACAAATACCATACTTTTACAGGTAATGGAACATTTACTGTTAGTACAACTAGCGACCTTTTTAATACTGTTGAATATTTATTAGTTGCTGGTGGAGGCGGTGGCGGTAGAACTGGCGGTGGTGGCGGTGGTGCTGGTGGAGCTATAGATTCTAGTTTTACTGCATCAGTTACTAGCTATTCTATAACCATAGGCGGTGGAGGTAGTGATTCTTCAATCGGCTCTCCAGTAAGTCAAACAGTAACCGCTGGAGGTACTACACCAAACACAAATTATGCTAGTGGTGCTAGTGGTGGATCAGGTTCAGGTGGATCTACTAGAGATAGCCAACCAGGTGGATCAGGAACTAGTGGGCAAGGTAACTCAGGCGGTTCTTCTATGGGTTCAGGAGATGGTACAGGTTCAGGTGGTGGTGGAGGCGGTAAAACACAATCTGGATCTACAGGCTCTACATCTTCTCCTGGTGGTAAAGGTGGAGATGGAATTAATTGGAAGTCGTTAGGCACATCTTATGCTGGCGGTGGTGGAGGTGGAGCATATGGTTCTGGTGTAGTTGGTGCTGGTGGTAGTGGCGGTGGAGCAACTGGTAGTACAGGTAGTGGGTCTAATGGATCTACTAATACAGGTGGTGGCGGTAGCGGTGGTGGAAATGAACAGCCTGGTGGTAGCGGTGGTTCAGGTATTGTCATTCTTAGATACAGGATTTCATAATGGCTCATTTTGCAAAACTAAATGAAAATAACATAGTCATTGAAATTAATGTTGTTAATAACAATGACATAAATAATTTGTCTTTTCCTGAAAGCGAACCACTTGGAATTGCTTTTTTAAATAATTGGGCTAACCAACAATTTATTTGGAAACAAACTTCATACAACAACAACTTTCGTAAGAACTATGCTCAAATTGGTATGAAATACGACTCTACTCGTGATGCTTTTATTTATTTAACAGCACCATATCCATCTTGGGTATTAAATGAAAGCACCTGCAATTATGAAGCACCAATTTCGTACCCTAATGATGGGAAAGTGTACCAATGGAATGAAAATACTACTTCTTGGATTGAGATATAAATAATGGCAACAATAGATAAAAACGAGGCAGCATTGTCTGCTCACGAGGCTGTCTGTGCTGAACGCTATACAGGTATTAATGCCAGGTTAAAACGCTTAGAACAGATCCTAATAGGTTCTGCTGGATTTATTATTGCTATTCTTCTTACTCTTGTTTTGAAATTAAATTAAGCCTATGAACTATGTCCGATCAATTTGGGTTTTTAGAGGGTGCAAAGTCATTTAGCGAAAGCGTAAAGACAGGCAAAGAGGCAGGCAAAGTTATTGGCTCGTCTATCGAGGATGTCCAAAAAGAAGCAGCCTCTGTAGCGCAACAAAAAGCCTTAGAACGCAGAAGGCAGATTAGAGAAGCAGAAGTAGCAAAAGAGCAGTATTTCAAACGCGCCATGATGCAATGGCAAAAACAAGAAGATATAAGAATAAAAGAAGAACAGGTCAAAAAAGACTTTGTAAAACATCATGGTCAAAAACGATGGTCAGAAGTAGAAGCCATTAAAGCAAAGATTGAAAAACAAGAGAAGGATATAGAAAATGAATTTAGAAAAGATCTGGCAGAAGTGCGTAGAGTTATGTGGCTGTGTTATGCGGTGGCTGCTGTCGTTGCCTGGTATCTTACTTGGGGTTATAAAGGGTAAAAAATGATTACTTTATTCACTACACTTATTTCTTTTCTTACTGGTGGCTTACCTAGTCTTTTAGGTTTCTTTCAAGACAAGTCCGACAAGAAACACGAACTAGAACTAGCAAGACTCCAGACTGAGAGAGAGCTAGAACTTCTAGAAAAGGGTTACGCTGCACAGGCTCGTGTAGAGGAAATAAGAACCGAGCAAGTTGCTATGCAAACACAAGTACAAGAAAGACAATCCTTATACGCACACGATATAGAAATTGGTAAAGGTGCTGCACAATGGGTAACTAACGCTAGGGCGATGGTTAGACCAGCAATTACCTATGGTCTATTCCTTATGTTTGCTTTTGTAGAGGTGTTTGGATTCTGGTTTGCCTTCCATAAAGATGTGCCATTCGATGTAGCTCTTAATCTTTTATGGGATGATGAGACTCAAATCATTTGGGCATCCGTTGTTTCTTTTTGGTTTGGAACTCAGGCTTTTAAAAAGTGATTGATCATAAAGTAATTGAGATGATTAAGCACCACGAGGGTGTAAAACAAAGACCTTACCAATGCCCTGCATTGCTTTGGACTGTTGGTGTAGGTCATGTTATAGATCCTAGTCATGCTAAAGTGCCACTAGCAGAACGAAAGGCTTTACCCATTCCTAGCGGATGGGATAGATCGCTAACGATGGAGGAAGTAGATGAAATTCTTGCAAAAGATTTGGCGAGGTTTGAAAGCGGAGTTCAACGATTATGTCCTAATGGGCTTACTCTTGGTCGGTTTGGCGCACTTGTGTCTTTCGCCTTCAATGTTGGACTCGGTAATCTCCAAAATTCTACCCTTCGGATGAAACACAATAGGGGTGAGTTTGATGATGCTGCCGAGGAGTTTTTAAAGTGGAATAAGGCAGGCGGTAAGGAACTAAAAGGACTTACTACTAGACGAAAAGACGAAAGAGCCTTATACCTTTCATAGAATCTTTCCATATTTAAACAAGGTGTTTTTATCTACTAAAAATGCTTTTTTGGGATGAGTATCTCCTTTGCCAGTAAATTCTACATACTGTAATTTACTATGTAAGATACATTTAAAGATGTGTTTTACAGGCATGATGACAAACATCTCCCCATCATAAAAGACCCAGTAATCAGCTTGGGTAACCATCAATCCAGAGTCTTTCCCAAACATCTCTATCTCTATAACGATATTGCCTGTATGTTGGCTTTTTTGATCTGATTTAACTTCAACTGCTTTATCAATCTCAGGTATCCATATATCGTACCCTTTAAAAGCGTTTACAAGGGTTGCACAAGGGTATTTCTTGCGTAGGATAGCCAAGACCCTATTTTCAATATCTAAGCCTATAGCAAGGTCTTTTTGAAAAGTCATACAGAATCTAAGCCACCCTGATCGGTAGGGGGGTGGCACTCCTTGAAAGGGTGTAGCATTGCGCTACTAATGCCGATCTCATCGGGGGTTACATACAGCTAATTATAGAACCACAAACAGTACAAACTATAATCTTATCACCACTAATAATTGTAGTGGTCTGACAAGCATACGCACTACCTATTAACAAATATGTTAACAATCCTATAGCAATCTTTTTCATGGTTTTCCCCTAGAAAGCAAAATCATCATCGTTAATCTTAGGCAACTCATCATCGCCCTTGGGAGTAAAGCCTTTCTGTTTCGGATCACCAATACGACCCGATAAGAACTTCCCTTTCTTGCCTTCCTTTAGCCAGGCATCAAACCAATGCTCAACTCCGTTAATCTTAATAGAACCCTTGTAATCAGGGTGTTTATCTGTGAGCTTTTTGTCGTTCTTAAATAGACTAAAGCTGCCATCTTTCATCTCATAGGTCATTTCTGCCTCGCTTTTAGTTGGTTAAATAGGTCTAAGACCTCGCTTAAAAACTGCTTTACTTCTACTTCCATCGAGTCTATATACTCCTGATCCCTCTCGACTCTTACTACAAACAACTGCAAGTCCTCTGGCACTCTAGGATCGAATGATACAAAGTCGCACCATTTCGCGCCTGTACAAGCCATCTGGCATTGCATCTGTGGGATGTATTTACTTGGAGCTTTGTTCTCCAAGACTGTCTCAATATGGTTTGCGGTATTCGGACATTTAATCTCGATTAAACCATCCCCTACAATGCCATCAGGAGAGCATCCAAAGCCTTCTATCGTGGGATGGTCTACGAACCCTTCCTCTTTTACGAAAGTGCTTGTATGAGCCTCGTATGCCATCCTAGCGAATGGCTCTTGCTCTGTACCCCATTCCATTGCAGCGTTGGTAAACGACTCTCCTGTTTTGCCGGTCAATCGCTGAACAACCAACTCCATCTTGTAGTTCTTACGACTTGCCGACTCGCCAGACTTAATCTTGGCTAAGACATCTGCAACCCGACTAGCGGTTACCTTTCCTAGTCTGGCACTAAACCATTCTTCTGTTCTTTGTTCCATACAATCCCTTTCAATGGATTTTTTGATCCGCATGAATCTGCTGTAAGCAGTCATTCAGAAACTTTACCATAATCTGTGCTACTTCTAAAGATAAATCTGATCCCTCAATTTCAATAGCAAACTGATATGGAGCAACCTCGGTTACTGTCATTACTGCTTGAGATACTGGTTCAGACATATTTTGATCGGTGCATAGCCTCTGCCATAAAACACCGATTTTCCCCTTTCATTTTCTTTTGATATTCATCGCTACAGTCATCACAGACTGTAACTCTTTCGCATGATCCCCTTCTGTAATACTGCCATTTCTTGTAATCTGATTTGGAATGAAAGCATACAGGATACCAATCATTCTTTATCGTCATCTGGGATTGGCTCTTGTGGGTCTCTGCGAATAAGCTGTGTATCAACTCCATCATTTTCAAACTGCCTTTGGTATGCGAGAGAAAGAGCATCGATGGCTGCATCCCATCCGCAAGCAAAGAAATGCTCACAGATCATAGACTGCCCAGAAGGAATATCAACCTCCTTTAGGGTTCTATAGAAAGCCTCCATACAATGCTTATTTCTCATTTTATTAATTCCTCAATCCAAGAATTTGCTAAATCCCAAGATACCTTCATTATCGCAAAAGGCAACAAAATGTAAACACCCATCTCTACTAGGATTTTTGCCATTTTTTCCATTGCACAACTCCTGGTATTTCTGGCACATTTACATTCTCTAAAGTCCTTGCTGACAATGCGCGAAACTCTGCCCATTTCTTTTGGTACTTAGCCTGTTCGCTTGCTGGTACATAGCCATAAATCTTTCTCCACCGAATCGTAATATCTGTAGAACTTGGTGTGTAAATAAAATTATTTTCTTGCATACTTTCTCTCCGACTCTCGTTTTAGACAAAATGCACACTTCCACCTTTTTACTGGTTTTAGTCTGCTCCCTGTTTCTACCAGCTTAAAACCATCTTTTGACCGATAAATTTGGCAACTATGACACCACTTTGTTTCCATCCCATCCTTCCTTCATATATCCATATTCCGAGGCATCTGCTACTGCTGTGAG